TCGTAGGCTTCGCCTTCGGGCGTAGTGCCTGGTTCCATGATGGGCACATAGTGATATGCCGATGACAGCTCATCCAGCTTCTGGGCGTCAATCAGTGCAATGGCTTCAGCATCCCAGACACACAAAGACGCCTTGAGATAAGGCGCGTCAAAATGAACGTCACTGCCAATGCTGCCCACAACATCATCTTTCATTGGCGCATCCGCACTGACTTGGATATGCTTTTGAAGCAGAGGAAGATTATTGAAACTGGCCGCGCCTTTCTCCAGCTCTGCCGGATCGCGGTACATGTTGTAGACCTTGTTAGGGTCTAGACCCAGAGAATCCCATCCTGGGATTTCACGACCAAGATACTTGCAAACGTTGGCTTTGGAAATCGGAGTAACAGCAACATGCAAACGTCCATCCTTGTCATAAGACCGGACGGACGATTTATCAAAAGCAATTGTTGGGTTAACGCTTTTCACGCTCTGCCTTGTGTTTGTCCATTAGCTTGAAGCATTCCTGCATGCCATCATAACCTACCGCATCCTTAATGCATTGTTTCTCGGCTTCAAGGCGCGGCTTGTCTTCTTCGACGCGATTATGCACCCAGAAAATGATAAACAAGAATGCGGCTATCCATATTAGTTGCTTCATTATATAACTCTTATCAGAACGGCAGAACAGTGCGAGAAACACAGCGGCAATTGATTTCTTCGCCGGGCTGTATTCTCTTGCCATCTATCAAAGCGCCTTCACGAATATCAAACACGAGCTTATCTTTTCCTGCTTTAACGTGCGATGGCCGTGGTTCTTTACCTCCATGCGAGTGCAGCCAAATTGCAGTATATAAACCAAGCTCTTCTCGTCTAGCTCTGGTTACTGTTGCATTGAGCTTGTTAGATTGATCGCGGCTTATCAAGGCGGCCCTACGCTTATCCATACCGTAACGCTTTTGAAGCTCGTCACTGATGTATTTAAGATCACGCCCAGAAGTATAGCCACGCATAACAATGCCGTTAATCTCTAGCATCTGATGGCGCGGAATACTAGTGATTAGTTTCACGTTCTCGATGACGCTGGCATTCATCGCGTCCTTCATGGCGCGAGTGGGCTTGAATTGAACCGTCCACCCAGCGTCTTTGAAAGATTGCATCATCGCGCTATCGGTAGCTTTCTTGCCACTATCAATAAAACGCTCTGCAATCTTGTGAGCCATGTCGTCAAAGCGCTTAATCCACCGCTTGCCCAGCTCATCCAGCTTCTTCGCCAGAACCTGAGACGGCAAGGCATCCATTGCTATTTCAGGCGGATTGGCTTTGTATGCAGCCTCTACCCAGTATTGGATAGAGCGATGCATTTCATCGATGAGACGGTCTAATTCCCGGCGATACCGGGCTTCTACGCCTTTGTTTGCGTGGACGGGGCGAGCGGTTTTGGGTTTAGCCATGCGCGATCATCTTCATGAATGTGTATTCATACATCAATTCACTGTAGAAGCGATGATGACAAGAGATGAGGATAAGACCCTCATTCTCCGCCAATGCTTCAGCCTCTTCTACAGTCATGAATTTCGCCGTTCTGACTTGCTTGTACCGTTTGCCATCGTGGGTTACCTCGTCAGGCGGAGGTGCGCAACTTTTATCTTCCAATGGTTTCTTTTTAAATGGCCACATTCTCTCTACTCCTTATCCTTTTTAACAAACTCTTCACCCACATTCTTCGGAATGCCTAGAGTGCTATGCCCACCAGCAGCAGCAAGCATCGCCCTGTGCTGGGCTTCGCTTACGCTTTTGTCAGCAGCTGGCAACTCTTCGGAATTTCCGAATGGTTCGCCCTCTTGCAGTTGTTCGGAATTGCCGAACAAGTCGCCTCCCTCTGGCTCTGGTTGCTCCGGTACATCGCTAACATCGATGCCAGCATACCCGCTCGACTTGTCATTCGCCAAGCGCTTGCGCGATTCTTCCTGAGACAGCACGCCACGATCAATGTACACACCATCAGCATTTGCATTAGCCGTGCGAATCTCTGCCAGTTCTTTGTCGCTAGGCTGCCACAGCGGATCGAAGTCCCAAGTGATCGTCTCGTCAATCTCACCCCACAGATCCAGCATGATGAGCTTGATGCAGGTATCAAGCGGGAAGCGCCAGTGGGCCTCCTGTTGGCTGCTAATCCAGTCGTAGAAGGAGCGCATTTCTCCTTCGCTGCTGGCGTTCATTCCAGTAGGGCTAATGCCAGTCAGAATCATCGCGGGGATTCGAGTAGCGCTGCACATGTGCTCTTGAGACTGAGCCTGCAACTCATGCAACCCGGTGATAGGCGTATTGACCTGCACTAAGTCCTCATTCTCAAAGTCCAGCAGCATCAAGCCGCGATTAGAGCGAGTCAGCGTAAACAGGTCAGCCCGAGCAAACACATCAGCACCGTCGCAGTTGCCTTGCAGCGTCTGGGCCATGTTGGTTTTCAGGCCGGTGATGCTGAAATTGTCGATCAGATCAGAAATGGCCTGCCTCGTGCGCAGCCAGTTGTTGACGTATGGCTCGGCCAATTGGCTAAGAGACATGCCGCTGAAGTTATATGCAGGCTTCAGAATGTCCGGCAATTGGCGGCTGACGATGGTAAGAATACGAGATGCATGGACTCTCTCGCCAAGCATCCACCATTCTCGCGGCTTGTAGAAGTCAGGCGCAGTGGGGTCAATCGCGTTGTAGGCGCTGGGGGTCGTCCAAATGGCCTCGATGTTTGCAAAGCCTTCCAAGCTGCCTTGCTTGATAGTCTTGGGCGACAGCACCATAGGCAGCGACAAATCCGCGTTCTTGATTTTTGGCAGAACTTGGGCGCGACCAAACAGGCAGTCATGCTCTGCTGCCAATCGGAAAACACCCTGTAGGTTGTGGCGTCGGATTGCGTCTTCTAGCTGTCCGATGCGTTCTTCATCCTGAGCACCTTCTGCAGAACCCGTATTCGCACCAGAGAAAGTAATCCATTCGCGGAATAGCTCGCTCGACATGGTTGCAGCGAAAGCCCGGTATTCGGTGCGCGTGGAAAGATTCGCCAGATACGGATAGCCAGGGAACGGCTTGAAATCCTTGGGCAGAGAAGCAGACGCATATTCATATGTTGCCGCGCATGAGTCCATTGCAATCGCAGCAGTCTCTCCAGTCGGCACAACACCCGGCATCAGTGCAGGAGCCTGGAAACGCTGCTTAGTCGATTGATCCTGAGCACGCCCCAACATCAGCCGAATATTCGCGGCTCGCTGATCCGCTGTAATAGATGGTGCTGCTTTCTGCTGCTGGCGTTGGGGTTTGCGTCGTGCCACTGGGTTACTCCTGTTTTCCTGATTCTATCGCACGCACAGAAAACGTAGGCCACCAGTATTCATGCAACGGAAGCCAATAATCTTCTGTATGGCCTTGTTCACCCGCATTCCACATGACGAACTCGACTCGGCCAGATTTGTGCTTGCGGGCTGGCTTCATTGAAGGCCCCGCGAAACCGTAGACATATTCTGGCTTTTTTGAGAATAGTCGCTTCAGGAGTTTCATGCTTTCATTCTACGATGAAGAAAAAGAAAAACCGCCCTTTTGCACTGTAGCGCTAGCCGAAAACTAGCAAGTGTGGGCGGTGTGTTGTTGAAGATGGCAGGCTGCTACGTGCGACTTAGTCCGCGCCCTCATGGAAGGTTCTTTGGCGGATACCCTTTACTTAATCCAGTTCTAGCCATCATTCATATGCATTGCTCTTTAAACCCGCTTTCGACTGCGCAATGTACTTACGGTGCAACTTCCCTCTAATCAACGCTTAATCCGCTTGTACTTCGCGGCCTCTACGTCTTTCAAATTCAGACAATGCAAATGAATGATAGCCCTCGTCTTTCCGAGGTGTCAGCCCAATCTATTTTGCAGAACTCCCACTAGACAAGGAGCTTAATCCTGCTCACCAATAAGATGAACAATCCTGCATATTGAGCGGGTTCTGTTGCCAAGCCCCGCAAAGCTCCGAATTAGGCGTTAGCCGTCATCAGGTAAGTGCTTTCGTTTGCATTTACTTTAGTTTCGCTACGCTTAGGGCGTTCGCCTTTCCGGTTGTCAGCATTCATCTTTCAGCCCAGTCGATACCAATTCAGCCCCATCAGAAGTGCACAGAATGCACTTTTGGTGGAGCTGGCGGGAGTCGAACCCGCGTGCTGAACAAATCAACTTCAGCTTCTGCGCATCACTGCGCTACAACCATGTGAAGAATCATACACCACTTCACCGCCTTTGTGCAGCCAACGCGAGGGTTTTTGCAGAAATTTTCATGCGTCCCTTGCCCTGAATCATTGGGTTAAGCGCATAACGTATGGCATCAATGTAGTGATTGTTTGCATCAACTAGCTTTGTCGTAATGTCGCCAGTCAGCCTGTCCACCTTGTAGCTGTACAGGCGCATCTCTTTCAGCACCTCTTTGCAGCGAGGGTGAACAATGATTTCTCGATAGCTGCGCAAGTGCGTAATGCCATCTTCCACACTTCCCGTCCACTTGGGCACGCCTTCGGCAAACGGCATGCCATGTCGCTTTAGGTAGGAGATGGACTCAGGTCTCGCCGAGTCAGCCCTGATAACCGACTTGCCAAAACCTGGAATGCGCTGATCGACAAACCGCGCCGTATCGTCAATGTCCAATCCGACTTTTCCCGCCTCATGCTCAACCCATAGGCGATCATCATGCACCCAGCACACCACAGCGGCTGTCGGGTCTTGCGCGAAGCCGAAGTCCAGGCCATTGTATGGGCCGTTCCATTTGTCAGCATCCGGCGTGAATTCGCCTATCTTGTACTTTCCTGAGAACACTTGAGCATCCGAGTTCTCGCGGTATGCGCCATCCCAGACCCAGGCGTAGGTTTGGGGGTCTAGGCGCTCATAGTCGCTTCTGCGCTCTAGGTCTAGGACTTCTGGGAACCATGGGTTTTCAGAATAAGAAAGCTCAACAATCTTGGATCTCTCTGGAGTGTGCTTGCGAAACCTAACGTCAGTCGGGCTTCCATCAAGCTCAGGGTTCCAAGTTATCCACACCTCTGCATTGTCGTCGCCGCGAACAGTAGGCAGTAGCTTCTGATAGGCCACCTCCGATACACCTTCGGCCTCATCAATCCACGCGATAAGCAATCGCGCCTTGGATTTGATGCTATCCAAGTTGTGACGCAAGCCAACGAACGTGTAATTGATTCGCCGATTCTTGGATCGAATGTAACGCTCGCCAATGTCGTAATAGGCATTGAGCCAAGGCACGGAACGAATAGCCTGCTTGATTTCCTCCATGCTGGAGTCTTCCAAGCTGTTCATGAACTCGCGGGCACATAGGATATTCCCGCTTATGCCTGCCTCTGCAAACATCATTCCGCGCACCGCAGTCATGAGGGCGAAGGTGCGAGTTTTCCCGCTGCCCCGACCTCCATAAGCGCCACGATAACGAGCTGACCCCGTAAAGACGGGAATCAGCTTAGGTGGCATTTCTATCTTCGCAGTGGTCAATCCTTATCCTCGCGGCCAACCAGTTCGATGCGCATTGGCATGATGGTAATGGGATTTCCTTCTGGGTCGGTATGGGAAACCTTTTGAGGAGCCTCCAATCCCAGAATCTTAGCCTTACCCATAGTCGCAGCAACCATTGCAGCGGCTTGTGGCTTTTCTTGATGCAAAGCAGCGGATCTAGCCTCTTCTAGCTCGCGGATTAGGTCATCCACAGTAATTTTGTGGCGCTCCACAATATCTTCTTTCATTGCGTTTACTGCTAGGGACACGTTAGGGTGTTCAAGCAACCGGCAGGCTTCCACGCGGATAGCTTCAGGACTCATATTCTCGGCATCATAAGCCTGCCTATAAGCCTCTGAAGCATTGCCAAGCTCTATGTAATGGCGTGCGAATGCACTTTGTTTAGGTGTTAATTCCATGACTACTCTTTAGCTTCATTCTGCTTTCCGCAATCACCTCATCAAGCATTCTGTGAGAAAACTCATGATATGCAGCCATGCTTCCAAAAACCTTGATGAAGTCTTTATCGGGGTTGGCTTCTAGCCATTCTATCGGCGCGATCATCTTTCGCACAGCTTCAGCTCTTTCAATCACTATTTCGGCATTAGTAGCCATGCCATTTGCAATGTTGGTTATCCCGTATTCCCTTAGCTCAGAAATAAAGAACTTCTCCACAAACAGTGCGTATGCTTCGTTATTTGTCCTGAAGATGATTTTTTCAATCACATCACCGCCAGAATTCATCACATCAACAATACGCTTGTGTTTTTCCGAGTTGTCCACCCTTCCAATCTTTGCGTGCTTGACGTGATCCGAAACCCTCTTACGAATTCCTTTGCCGACATAGAAGACTGAGCAATCTCTTGGGTCGACTAAAAAGTAAACGTAAAACAACCCAGCCCCCTCAATCTGATCTGCTCCAGACTTCGAGAACGCATCATCAAATCTATATCCAAGTTTGATTAGGTCCGCCAATCGCTCATGGCTTTGCTCAATGTCGAAATATTTACTCATTTTGTCCGCCAACAAAAAAGGCCCACTAAGTCTGACGGCTTCAGCTATGGCGGTAGCCCCTTTCGGGAAAGAAGTCATCAGGCTTGGTGAGCCTTGTTTATCGTGATCGACCGCCATCAATCTCGTGCGGTCATTGTATCACGATTTATTGTTTACCCTCTTCGCCCGCTCTGCCATGAAGGCGTCGGCGTATTGAGCAACAAGAAACCCAGCCTCATCAGGATTGCTATATGGCATCCTTGATGGCAGTGGCATCCATCCAATTGCTCGATACCCATTCTCTTTAACACTGCCACCGGTATCCATCATCCACTTATCGCACCACCACCCAATTTTGGTGGACTTGAGAGTTCCATCTCCACAATCGACAAGAAGCAAGACTCTCTCTCCGAAGCCATTCGCGCCTATTGCTGGCTTTTCGGCGCTCTCAATCGGCAACCACACCGGCACCAGCTCGCGGAGTTTGGATTCGATGGCTTGCAACAAATGACTGACAGGCCTTGTCTTCTCTGAAAGGTAGTTGGCCTCTTCAATCAACCCCATAACCTCTTTTATCTTGTCATCCATGTTGTTCTCCTAGGAGTTGGCGGAGTTTTTGCTTGATTGCATCGTACGCTTGGTTTTCTGCAATCGCGCCACCTTTGCTTCCTCTCGCATGGTCTTCTACAGCATTTCCATATTTATCCACCAACGTCATCACTTCCTCAATCTTCTTCTCATCCATGCTTGCTCTCCATTGCGGTGTCGATGGCTTGGCGCAAACCAAGCTCGTCATGGGACTCTCCTACCATGCGCAACTTGGGCTCAGCCATAAAGTGGCTCATGATTTGCCAGCCGTAGCCGTCTTCTCCAATCTCTACGCATCTGGCGTCTAACGCTTCTTCCTGCATGAAGTTCAGCCGTCCCGCATCCTTCTCAAGTTTGGCGATGCGATCAACCAACTGGCGAATCTCTGAGCCGTCCCACTTCAGCAAGTAGCCATGTACTTGCGCATGTGTTGCTGCTGCATCCAACTTCTCCAAATCAATCATTGGGGTTCTCCTTAAAGTCCAAGAGCCTTGCGGGCTTCTTCTAACACGTCTACGCGATTGTCTTCGCTGCCCCATGCGTGAGGCTGGAAGAATTCGTACATGCCGGATAAAGCGTTTTCCATGTCGGAAGCCTTGTCCTGAATTCTCTTGAACTCTGCCTCTATCGCCAGAAGCGCAGCAGACTCAAGCAGAGCATTCCCATCAAGGACTTCTGTTTTGTAGTCTCTCAGTAGTTGCCTTAGTACGCTCATCTTCTCTCCCCTTCTGCCGCCCTGCGCGGCGTTTTGTTGACCTAGGCATACCTAGGACTAGGTTTTGTGTTTAAAGCGCGTGTAGCGCTGTTTTGGTAGTCTGGCGGGTTATTTGGAGTCGTCACCTGCAAACACATAAGCATCTACCACTGGGCGCTTGTATTTCTCAATCACCCCATCAGCATCAACCTTCATGATGATGTAGTCGCCGTACCCAGTATCGCCATGGCAAAGGTACTTGTCTGGCACGTAGTAGCTGCCGTATTTCACATCCTTACTCACGCCATCGCGCGAAAGCCAATATTCTCCAGCATCGCAAACCTTGAAATGAATGTCTGCGGTTGTTCCTTTAGGCCATCCAACAATCGCTCCTTGCTCAATGTCTATCACTGGCTTCCAGATTTTATCTGGGACGAATGGCGTAAAAGTCCCATTTTCGTCGGGTACTCCATTGATTTTTGCGTCCTCGTAGTAGCGAACTTCAGCTTCTACGATCAGGAATTTGTATTCGCTCATGCTTCTCTCCAAAAGTTAAGTTATTGAACACTACCGAAACGCTGCAAAAAATCTGCCGTAAACACCACCTGCCTCCCATGCTCGTCATGGTTGATGTAGCGGCATTCGACCTCTTGGCCTGGTTGAGAACCCACCTTCACGATGTTGCCGCTGGGTAGGGTGTAGATGGAGCCGGGTTGGATGTGTGTTTGTGTCATGGGGATCACTGTATCACGGCTTCATGTGAATTCAACGCTATTTCTGAAAATATTTTAGGTTAGCGTCCATCTTATTCGGCCCATCACTAAGCTGGAACCCGCATGGATAAAGGCTCTCAGAGTAGCGTAGCAGCAAAGGAACGTAGTTAAGAGAATAGACTCTCTTCTCTTTTTAATTCCCTTTATAAGGGGTCAAAAACCCCATATTAAGAGGGGTTATTAGGCTCTTTTTTAGTCCCTTTTTTATATCTCTTTCTTAGGTGCTCGCTAACTTGCTCGGCTACGTTTTTACGGTCTTTTTCTTCAATTAAATCAATTACTTAGCAAGTTTGCACCGTGCAAAGCTGGGGTTGCAAAGCTGGGTTGCTCACTATCCTGCCGTATCTTTTTGTAAAAGCAAGCTGTCGTTCACTTTCGTTTTTTATTGCTTGCCGCGTGTACTTTTTACACGGTTTTCGATTGTTTTCACTTATGATCTGTAAACCAAAGGAGGAAGAAAATGCAGTTTTATAGACTCACTAGGGGGTCAATGGATGAAGCGCCACGGCCAGAACCTCGACATATATCACTTGGCTATGGGTTGATTCATGTGGATTCCGTGGTTGTCGTGGATTACCGAGCAGCACGGATTAAAGCTGATGAAGTGCAGCGGGCTGTGCATTCCTATGCCAATCTCACCGGCAAACGCTTTAAGACCTGCAAGACCGTAGACAAAGACCGACTCATCATCAAACGCATCGCATAACAATGTCACTAATAAACTACGAAGAAGCCTTGGAGCAAGGCTGGAGAGTCTTCCCTCTGTACCCCATGACATTTGCTGACGGAATCGGCAAATGCACATGCGGCCTTCCTACATGCGACCCCAAAAGCGCAGGGAAACACCCCAAGTCGTCCAATTGGCAATACACCCCAGTCTGGGACGAAGACCAACTCGCAAGCATGCTGGACGAAGACGGCATCTATGCAGGCAACGTCTTGGACGGCCACTATGGAATCGTGCTCAACACAAGCGGACTGATTGTGGTGGACGTTGACGGGCGCAATGGAGGTTGGGAAAGCGCAAAGAAGCTGGCCCACATTCGTGACCAATGCCGCTTCATTGTTGCGACTGGCAGCGGAGACGGGGAGCATTGGTATTTCACTGTTCCCGGCGGTGGCGGCGATGGCGCTAATCCCAGTCTTTTGGGCGCATTGAAGGAATTTCCAGGGATTGACTTCAAGAGCACTGGCTATGTCGTCGGGTCTGGCAGTCTGCACCGCTTCAATAACTACTACCATGCAACACAAGGCGAACCTCGAGAAGTAACAGAAGCGCCGGCCGAGTTGCTGGACATGCTGAAAAAGCCTGAGCGTTCATTGGCAACATCCGGGGAGTTCGTGAACCTTGACGAGCTGCCGGGCTTGATGGATGCCATTCCAAACAATGAGCGCAACTATGACCGATGGATATCTGTTGGCATGGCGCTGCACGATGCAACACAGGGCGACAAAGACGGCATGGGGCTTTGGCTGAAGTGGTCAGCGAAAAACCCCCAAGCTCATGACGACACGCTCATGGACATGAAGTGGCACAGCTTTGGCAAGAAACCGCATAACAAAATCACAGTGGGCACGCTCTATGCTATGGCGCAAGAGCATGGATATGTAAAGCCGGTCACGTTTGTGGATGACACCGAATGGGAGCCAATCGAGGAAAAGAAAACCGAGATCCGCGACGAGTTGCCGCACCCTCACGGCCTTGTTGGGGAACTCATGCAATGGATTAAAAGCCGCAGCATTTACCCACGCGAGAACCTTGCCCTTGCCGCTGCGCTGCACATCGTTAGCAATGCCGCCAGCATTCGTTACCGAGTTGCCCCGCTCAACACCACGCTGAACCTGCTGACGCTTGGCACAGCCGCAAGCCGTACAGGCAAAGGCAGCATCTTGGAATGCGTCAAACGCGCACATGAAGTCATGGGCCTCAACAAAGCCATGATGGGTGATTTCAAGTCAAAGCAAGACTTGGTGCGCAATGCAATTGACCATCAAGGGGTCTATTACGTCCTTGACGAAATGGGCGGATTCTTCTCAAAAACCAGCAATGCGAAGAAAAGCGGGGCGACCTACCTCGAGGACTTGATTGAAACCATCATGCAGATGTTCACGGAGGGAAACTCATTCCACCTTGTGACGGGCGACATGAAGCGGGCCATGAAGGAACACGCAGAAAAAGAGATTGCACGAATCCAAAAGCTGATTGACGACGGAAAAGCCACAGAGGATGATCCCCGGCTGCGCGTAGCACTTGATAAACGGCAATCCGCAGAGACTGGCATCAAAAACCCATGCTTGTCCATGTTTGCGGTGGGTGAGCCATCCAAGTTCAATGAAGCCATCCTGCATGATCCGTGGCTTCTGGTGGGCGGTTTCCTTGGCCGTGCGCTGATCTTTGAAGAAACGGAAACCGTACCCATGAAGAGGCCAGACGACGAGATCAGCAATGAAGACCTACCCGCGCATATCGGCATGCAGCTATCTCGCTTGTTTTGGGATGGGCATAACCATGAGAAGGCAGAGCGATTGGAGCTAATGGGAGAGATCAAACATCTCCACCTGACCGATGGTGCAAACCAGTTGAAAAAGCAGATTGAACACTTCTGGCGTGAAGTTGCACTCAAAGAGCGTGACGAAGGAAGCAACCTGGAATCACAAGCACTAGGGGCCACTGAGCAAGTTCTAAAGGTTGCAGGGGTTCTAGGTGTTGCCAATGGGGTTATCAGCGAAGAAGACATGCGCTGGGCGCAAGCGCTTGTCCGTCAGGTAACGATGGGCAAGATTCAACGCGCCAAGAGTGGCGAAAAGATGACCAGCAACGACAACAAAGAGCGCGGCGACGGTCTTCTGATCGGCATTGTGACTGCACTGCGAACCGTCAATGGAGACGGCATGACACTTGGCCGAATCCGCAACAAGGTATCCCGCAAGACGCCTACAGATGTATTCCAGAAGGGGCTAGACCACCTGATGCAAGCGGGCAAGATCCGCATGGATAGCAAGGTGGGCGGCAATGGGAAAACGACGGTTTTGTATTTTATTTGATGGACAAGATATGAAGCAAAAAGCGCAACGCACTGAAAAAGAACTGGCAACCGCAATCAGATACCTCATCCTTCCATTTGTAAAACAACAAATGGGCACAGAGGCGACAGGCATCTATGTCCCTGTTGTCCTTGCGTTAGCTGAGCGCATGGCAAAAGATGTGTTCAATCTTGATAAAATGTTTAAATAAATTATTTCCCTAACATGCATGAATTGATGTTATAGTTAATGCACAGCAACACAAGGAGTCCAGATGGGCATGGCGAATCTCAGGACTCGCCTCCAGCAGCAAGACACTGCAGAGGCGAGCTACAAAACCGGGGTGTCAATCTCTACGATTGACGCAATCAAGTCAGGCAGAAACAAGAATCCGACGACAAAGATCGTCAATAAGATCAACGCTTTTTTGGAGAGAAAAGAGAATGAGTCATCTAGCTGCAGCGAAAAAAGTAGCGCCTAAGCCGCCAATCATCACGATTGTTGGCGCTCCAGGCACTGGCAAATCAACACTTGGTGCTCTGTTTCCAAATCCTGTATTTGTGCAGGCAGAGGACGGTTCTTCGGTGTTTGAGAGCTGGGAAGATGACGCACAGCCAACGCTGCTGCCAGCCTTGCCAAAGAAGGATGCCTACGAAACACTGAAGGCCCAACTACGCGAATTGGCGACAGAAGACCACGGCTTTCAAACATTGGTGATTGACGCCACAACGTCCATGAGCCGACTGTTTGAAGCCGAAATTGCAACGCGGGACGGCGTAGCAACCGTAGCCGATGCGGCAGGCGGGTTCCACAAAGGGTTTGCAGAGCTGGCTTTGTGGCATGCCGAAGTGATCTATATGTGTACTGTGCTGCGACAGCGAAAAAACATGGCCATCGTGTTTCTGGCTCACCAGGGGATTGAGAAAATCAAGACCCGCCCAGACGACGCAAGCCAGTATGCAGTGTTCACACTGGACATGCACAAGGACAGCGCCAGCATGTACGTTTCTCAAAGCGATGCTGTCATCTACATCAAGCACGACGAGTTTGTGACCGGTCAGGAAACAAACAAAAAGGGCCAAGTGACGCGCTATGGCCGCTTAGTGCAATCCGGTGACCGCAAGTTGATCACCAGTGGCGACGGCATGATGGGTTATGTGTCTGCCAAGAACCGCTATGGCATGGATAACGAGATTCCGCTGCCGTTGGGTGTTAATCCTATTCTGAGCTACGTCAAATTCTTTAACCAAGGAAATTAAGAATGTCTTTCTTCACCACATCCACAGGCGACAACCTCGCACAAAACAACACCGGTTCTTTCTCCATGGGAGGCGATGACTTCGCGCCAATCCCTAAGGACACGCGAGTTCTCGCAGTCTGCGAAGAAGCCAAGATCAGCGAGTATCAAGGCGCCCGCTATATCAACCTGAAGTGGGGTATTGCTCAGCCCAAGGAATACGCAAATCGCAAGATTTTCCAGAAGGTGCAGGTTTTCGCTACTGATTCCACAAAGCGTGACAAAGCCCTGCGCATGCTGGCTGCGATTGATGCCAATGCCGGCGGCAAGCTGGCGAAGGAGAACAAGGAGCCTACTGACCATAGCTTGTCTGCTGCGCTGACGAATCGTCCGATGGTTTTGAAGCTTGGCGTGTGGGAGCTGGAGGATAAGTCCAAGTCTGGCAACTGGGTGCAGGAGGTCAGCGCCAAAAAGGGTGCTACAGAGCCTGCTCCTGCGCCGAAGCCTGCGCCAGCACCCGCACCCCGAGCAAACGGCGGCTTCGATGACATGGACGACGATATTCCTTTTGCCGATCCCTTGAAAACACGCGGCGTACACGCAGTCATGTAACCAAAAAAAGCCCGGCAAGTGCCGGGCTAATGGAGAGAGAGTATGCAGGATACCACACAACGGACAGATGAATGGTTTGCCAAAAGAATCGGGCTTGTGACGGGGAGTCGGGCCGCGCAAATTCTGGGGATTAGCCCATTCTCCACACCTGATGATGTGTTGCGCGAGATGGTTCGAGACTATCACAAAGCGCCAAAAGAAGAGATTGGCGAGTACGTCAAGCAATATGGTCGAATGCATGAGCGAGCTGCAATGCTGTGTTTCATGCGCAAGACTGGTTTGTTTGTCGAAGATGTGGGATTCGAGAAGTATGCGGATATTTACGGAGCGTCACCAGATGGACTAACCGATGACGGAGGAGTTCTTGAGCTGAAGTGCCCTCAATATGCACGCAAAGGCAAGCCTCTCAAGCCCCTGAGTGAGCAACCATACTATGTGCCACAGTTGCAACTAGAGATGCTGGCAACCGCACGAGGCCATGCATATTTCGCGCAGTACAGGCCACCCTACGGAGATCCGTTCTCTCCAGACTACGTGCCTGAAGACATGATGATCGAGCGAATCGAGCTTGATACAGGATGGCTTGTTGCGAATGATGCAATTATGCGTGCGTTTCATGCTCGTTATTTGTCTGAGCTAGACAACCCATCCCACCTAGCTCCATTGCGCATCAGCCTTGACAGCGACAAGGCCCTGCACATCGTCAACCGAATTGGTGAACTTGGCGATGCCATTGCAAACTTTGAGCAAGAAAAGAAAGACCTGCTAGCTCTTCTGGTTCAGATGGCAGATGAGAAGGATGCTGTGATCCACGGGCACAAGCTGACGAAGACCAAAGATAGCCAGAGTGTGGCGTATAGCAAGGCAATTAAGGATTTGTTGCCTGATGCGGACTTGAGCAAGTACACGACTACTATGGCTGGATACTGGCGTCTGAGCTAGTACTAGACTACGAATCAAATATACGCTAGAATACATGAATAACTTTGGAGGTTTTTGTGTTCTATGTGTATGCTCATTTGAGAAAAACGGACAACAGTGTTTTTTACATCGGAAAAGGATCTGGCGATCGTGCTTTTGTCAAATCCAACAGGAATAAGATGTGGAGAAGTGTTTTTGAAAAGCATGGATGCATCGTTGTAATTCTAAGCAGATGGGAAAATGAGGATGATGCATTTGCAGAAGAAGAACGCCTGATCAGCCATTATGGTATAGAAAACCTCACCAACATGACTAATGGAGGTAGAGGTGCACCTGGAGTTGAATTCTCAAAAGAGCGAAAAGAGCTTCACAGAAATATTCTCATTGTCGCTGGCAGAAAGCAAGTAGAAATGCTTTTTGTTATTCAAAGAAAATGCATGAAGAGAGTTTTCACAAAATGCGGGAAATCTTTCCTTGGCGCGCCTGCTGCACTAAAGTGGATGCACGAATCACTCGGACTTACGGATGCAACAAGAGAAGGAATAAGCCATGCTGCCAAAAAAGGTGGGCAGCATTGTGGAGTTTTCTTTAGATACAAGAATGTGAAATTTATGGAAAAAAAACCCAATAGGCGAAGAGAAGTCGGGAACAGCTTGGGTGAAAGGTTTCAGACCATTCGAGATGCAGTACGTCATATGAGAAACCGTGGAATAAAAACCACCTCTCCAACAATACACAATGCAATAAATGGCAAATGCATCACCGCTGGAGGGCTTAGGTGGGGCTATGTCGAGAATGATGAAATCAAAATAGTTGATTTCGTTAGGAAAACAAAATTCAAAAAAATACAGAGATCAGACGGAGTTTTATTTAATTCACTTCAAGAAGCAGCAAAAGAAACCAATAAATCGCCAGCTGCTCACAAAAATATAAGCCTATGCGCTCTAGGTAAAACAAAAACAGCATACGGCTACACATGGAGATATTTAGATGATTCAACCTCGTGACTATCAAATTGCTGCGCATAACTCTGTGATTGAGTGGTGGAAAAAATCCATTGAGCCATGCGTTGTGGAAGCACCCACCGGGGCGGGTAAGAGCGTGATTATTGCCATGCTTGCAAAGAGCCTATACGACCTGAGCGGTGGAAAGCGTGTTTTGTGCTTGGCACCAAGCCGCGAGCTTGTCTCCCAAAATGCTGAAAAGTATGAATTGCTGGGAGAGAAGTGCAGTATTTACAGCGCATCCATTGGCAAGAGTCTTCGCCATCAAGTGATTTTTGCCACAGAAGGCACCTTCAAATCTGTGGCAAAACGACTTGGTCATGAGTTTGCGGGGGTGATACTTGATGAGGCGCACCGCATCGCCCCTACTGTCAAAAAAATCATTTCAGAAATGAAAGAAGGAAACCCTCAACTTAGAGTTTGCGGTCTCTCGGCTACCCCTTATCGAACCACGGGGGGCTTCATTTTTGCAAAAGATATTGACGGAAATCCAATCAGTGAATTTCAAACAAAAGACCCATACTTTACCCAATTGGTTTACACGCTTAATGCACGCGATCTAATCAATCGCGGTTATTTAACAAATCCGATTGTTGGAGAAATACATGCAGAGGGATATGAAACATCATCGCTAGAGATTGGGAAAAATGGACAGTTCACGGCTTCAAGTCTTGATAAGGCATTCGCCGGATGGGGTCGAAAAACCTCTTCAATCGTGGCAGATGTGGTAGCTCAGTCGAGAAACAGAAAAGGAGTAATGCTGTTTGCTGCCACCACAAAACATGCCGAAGAAGTTATGGCAAGTCTCCCCCCGGAGCTATCAGCCTTGGTAACTGGTGAAACCCCAGATGTTGAGCGGAAAAGCATCATAGCGCGGTTCAAATCTCAGAAGTTGAAGTACATAACTTCTGTTGGAACTATGACAACTGGGGTAGATTTCACCCATGTGGACGTAGTAGCAATTTTGAGAGATACAGAAAGCGTCAGCCTTCTTCAGCAGATTATTGGTAGAGGTCTTCGCTTGCATGAAGGAAAAAATGATTGCCTGATACTTTGCTACTCTGATGCAATCAATAGACATTGCCCAGACGGAGACCTATTCCGTCCTGAAATCCGCGCCCCCTACCAGTCCGAAGGCAGTGCATTCATTGAATGCGAATGCCCTCAGTGCAACGCAACCAATCACTTCGCCGCGCGCAAGAACGATGCAGGATTAGAAGTCAACCACATGGGCTATTTTGTGGATCTTGACGGTCAGGAAGTCATGGATATGGTGACAGGGAAACCTCTTCCAGCTCACTATGGACGACGATGCAGGAATTTACTTCCGGCTACAGGCGGAACTTTCGAGCAATGCGACTACTACTGGTCTTGCAAAATCTGCCCGGTGTGCGAGTGTGATAACGACATCGCTGCCAGGTATTGCCGAGAGTGCAAAACCGAGCTCATCGACCCAGCTGCCAAATTAGTCGAAATCCACACCAAAGCGAAGAAAGACCCGACTCAGGTGCAATGCGATGAAGTCCTAAACATGGACGTGGTGGACACCATGAGCAGGGCAGGGAATCCCATATTGAGAGTGACGTTTACGACAGCCTACCGGGTGTTTTCCGTGTACTTCCAGAAGGAGTCGCAGAACCAGTGGGCGCATGAGCAGTATTTGCGTTTTTTGGAGGTGGGCACCCCTCGTTCGGTTAAATACCTCAAAGATGGAGACTTCTGGAAAATCAAAGGCTACAACCAGAAGACTGATGATGAAATACTGCAAGAAAGGTTGGCGGCATGAAGTTTCCCCCATGGCTACGCGTCCACGGCGACCAAAACTACCGGGGCGAATGCCCCAAAGAAGAGGCCGAGCAGATAACTTTCATCAACTGGCTGCGCCGTGAGTACCCTGACACCATAGGCGCTCTTGTGGTGCATGTGAAGAATGAGGGGAAGCGTACAGCACAGCAAGCGGCGCTAGACCGAGCAGGAGGCATGACAAAAGGGGCTGCTGATATTTTGATCCCCGGAGCACCTTGCTTGTGCCTGGAGCTTAAGCGCCGAGATCATACCCAAAGCAGTTGGCAAACCGGGCAGCAAGACTACCTCAAAGCTGCACATGACGCCGGGGCTTTTGTTGCGGTTTGTCTTGGCGCAGAAGGTGCAAAAAGCGCTGTACAGGCGTATCTTTTAACGTTAAAATGATGACTCAACCACAAGGAGAGAGAAAGATGGAATGGAAACCGATTGATGATGCGCCACGCGGAGACGTGCAGTTCTTGATCTACTACATCACAGCAGGAGATATTTGGTACTCCGTTGTCACATGGCCTCACTCGCATAAAGCGCCATCCGATAGCGAAGGCTGGATTTATGACGATGTGCGAGAGTTTGCGGAAATCAAAACACCGACAATCAAGAAGGAGTCCACATGACCAACCTAAGCCAATGGTTCCAACTGAGTGAGCAGAAGCCTTGGGAGGTGGGGGTGTACAGAGTTGAACTGAGCATGAAAAACAAGCCAGATCTGCGCACAATAAGTGAATGGTTCGCATATTGGGATGGCTATAAATTTGGATCGTTTAGGCTATCGCCTGATGAATCTTTTAGGAATAGGAATAGTTCATTGAGTCAAGATTTATGCAACATCAAATGGCGCGGCCTCTCCACAAACCCCGATGTGAAGAAGAAAGAGAATAAGCGCAAGACGATGTATGTGGTTATGAAAGCCATCAGCAATAGTCCCGTTGCTAGTTTTAGCAACGTCAACGCTGCAAGAGACTATGCCGGGAGAGTAAATTTCCCAGTTCGCATTCGCAGAATCCGCTTCCGCACCCCAGAGTAACCAACAACAACCCACAGCCCGCTAGCCGGGCTTTTTATATGCTCCCAAAAACCATCCACGAACACGACATAAAGTACGTGCAGAGCCAGTTGGCAAAGATTCCATATAGCTACAGAGTTAGGGCTTGTGAGGGATATTCACGGGCTTGGACAGAATCTTACGAGGCTGAACCAGAGATGCGGCACAAGGAGAACCGGGCGCGGTTTGCGGCGAATACCCGGCTGAGGGAATTCACTGAAAAGGTGCTAGCCAGATAAGAAAAACCCGCTTAGTGCGGGTTTTGTGCTTTAGATGGAGTCTAGTCTTACCATCTTTTTTGGCGTATCTGCAATATAGCAATTATCCTTTTCCCATGTGGTCTTTTTGTTTTTTCTTTTAATGGTTTGCGATGCGGTAATGTTTCCAAAATCATCAAAGAAATTTAAAAAATTTTCCCATCTTGGGTCATAGTCATGGCAAACCCTCTGATTTTCACCAATGATGCCTTTTCTGCATCCTCTCAAGATGCTGCACCAGCTTTGGTATAAAGGGGAAACACCACTCTTCAGAATACCATTAACCGTGTGTCCATGTATATACTCCCTTTCCCTTCCAAGTTCTCCTACGATCTCTTTTTGTGCGCACCCGCAAGATTTGGTATTTCCTGATGTTAGAGAGTGTGGGATAACTATTACTTGAGCACCGCACTCACATAAACACACTAATCTATTTTTATTTTTCTTGGTTCTTTGCTCGTCTAGATCAACTCCAGTGACAAGGAGGCGTCCATATTTTTTGTGCAGATAAGCAGATGCATCAAAAAGACCAAGACCAATCTTTGATCGTATCTCCATAGACCAGCAACCGCATGATGGCGTAAGCCCATTTTTTGAGCGCTGATGCAAGTCGTCCAAGCGCCTAATACAAAATTGGCCGCATTCACAGTGAGCCAGCCATTTTGCTTTTCCAGTGGCTTCAATTTTATGAAGTAATCGCAATCTTCCAATAATATCGCCTACATTCCCTGTTGGCCTTGCTGCCATTTTCATTCCTCTCAAAAAACCGGCTCTAGGCCGGTTTGGTTTATTTAGTCTTTGGCGTGAAGATCTTCAATCTCTGAAATTGCGCGATCTTTAGATATATAACTATCGTCGCACATTGCTCTAAATTGATTAGCCGCCCTCTCCAGCGTATCTTGCTCGACTAGGCGAGAAAGATGTATCGAAAATATCGTGAGCATGCTCGTGATTGGTGTGCCGTCATAGTAGATATTCCCCTCTTCATCATCGTATTCCCAGCCTAGATTTCTGGCTAACTCTATAACCTTCTCTCGCTCCATTATTCGGCTCCTTTCCTACGCAGAGACTCAACGCCGCCTGCGCCTATGGCTTCTAGTTGGGAATCTAGGAGAATTATGAAATCACCATTGACTCGATTGATTTCCTCCAACTCCGTAACACGGGAATGCAGGCGACGAAGTTCTGACGCCATCCTTGCGATGAAAGGATTGATGCCACTTTCTGGTGCAACATGTGTCAATGAGTCTGCGCAATCCGCTAACAAGATTGCCTCTGGCTGTTGTGTGGCGGTCATTGTTTCTTCTCCTTCTGTTGCTTGAACCATTTGGGCCTTAGAACCCTCAACCTGTCTTCATGATTCAGCGCTAGATCTTCTTTCCAGCGGTAAGTTGTAATGGAGGCAACCCCAAGTAGAGCTGCCAGCTGCTTGCGACCTCCTGCAAGGTCTATGGCTTCTTTGGTTTTCATGATTGGAACTTTAGCAAGCATGCAAAGAAAGTCAAGAAAAATAATTTGCAAGATTGCAAAGAAATTGTTTGCATAGATGCAAAAATTGTGGCACATTAACTCCATCGCAGACAACGAGCTGCACAACAGGAGAGAGTAATGAGTACTTGGATAGGCAACCACAACATCAATCTTCCAGGGTGCAGCGCATCTGCATGGATACAACATGGCCGTGATATTGATGTCAATGACAAGTGGGCGGCAACCATCAGCATCTATGCGCCTGGTTTCGATATGGTTACAGGCAAAACTATATACGGGGTGCAAGACGACTTCGGCAACTTTGTAGAGGTTCCGTATGTTTGACTTAACATCCCATCTAGCCCACGACAAAGAATGGGCAGAAAAAAGAGCCAAGGAACTGTATGAGACTGAAGATGACGACTGCCCAGCGTGCTCTGGCACAGGAGAAGGGCTATTTGAAGGCCAGTCATGCATTCACTGCGGAGGCTCAGGAATCTCAGCGCCGCAACTCGACTATGACGACTGATCCACTAACACCAGACCAAATCCGCGGCCGACTCAGGCCTGTTGAAGAGCATCAACCGGAGGGGATATGAAGTTGAACTGTAAGCCGGGGGATCTTGCCGTAAAGATCAAGAAATCCCCTGAAGATGTAATACCTATTGGAGCAATAGTTCAGTGCATTAGATTCACAAGCGGGACTTGCGTTGCCACTGGGAAGTGGATTTCTGGATGGGAAGTTGAATGGAACTCAAAAACATATTACGAAAGATTCAGGGCTGAGTTTTTCTGTTTGGATGAAGATATACGCCCCATCCGCGACCAACCCGGAGAAGACGAGACATTGACATGGGCACCAGTGCCGCATAAGGAGATGGTATGAACAGAGCAATGCGCCGCCTAGCGGCAAAATCCAAACCGCCCCGCCGAGGCTCAGGCCACATAGAACTCCCTGTGACTCTACGCCATGGCAGCGACGAAGAACTAGACCTGATGCTCATGCCTCAACTAAGCGCTGACCACATGCGCGACGGAATCGCCACGGAGCCAGATTGGCATACCGTAGTGATGCGCTTGAATTGGGGTCGAGTGCTGAATTCGGAGAATTTCGAGAATGGGGGTGAAGTTATTGCACAGGCACAGGCCGTGCTGGTTCTTGTGAAGGATTCTCTGAGCCTGAATCCAGAGCAATATGACACAGTGACAAGCGCGCTGACCCTGTGCAACCAGATGCAGAAATCCTGCACACGCCGAGAACTAAGGGAGTCACTGCGCAAAATGCTTGGAGCCAATGACTACCTCAATAAGAAGCAGCAGATACAAGACAGGATGGACGGACGATGACCGAAGATACCAAAGCACAAGCGATGCTCATGTATCGCAGGGGATGGAGTTGCGCGGGTATTTCACGGGAGCTGAAAGAAGATCCTGTCGAAGTACGCAGCTACATTGCCAGCATGACTGTCGGAATTGGCAAGAAATCTATAAGGCCGATCAAGAAACAAAAGAACGTGGTTCCTTTTGAAGTGCCGGACTATGCGCCGATTTGCAATGCGACTGCGACTGAAACATACAAGCCAACTGAGTTGAACTATAGGGGAAAGAAATGAGCAATGAAAATAAAGTGGTGCTGCCTAATACTGTGAGCGATGAGCAGATCAAGGCGGTGTTTCTCGCCAACGGGTTCACGATCAAGGAAGGTCTTACAGACCTCAAACCCTATGTGTACCAAGCAGCACGCGCCCTGCTGGCTACTGCTACCGGACTTCCCGCGCAGGCGGTGCATGACCGGCACAGCGTGGCGCCAAACATCGATAAGTGGAAGTTGGTGGACGGCGACATGCGCGAGTCCTGTGATGGTTTGCTGACCTACCACGCCGATGCTTATCGAGAAGGCCTGGCTGATGCACCTCAGACGCAGGCAGACGCACGGGATGCGGAGTCTGACTACCAGCGCGGCTACCGCCACGGATACAACCGCCGCGATGCGGAAGTGCAAGGGGCGCTACTTTGATCGCTCAAATCTTTATCGCACTGTTTGGCGTCACCGCTGTGGCGCTGTCTCAATCCTCACTTGCTACACGCCGTCGATGGGCATCTGTGTTTGGCCTCATAGGTCAGCCATTCTGGTTCTATGCCGCATGGGAGTCTCAGCAGTGGGGAATATTTGCTCTCTGCTTTCTTTACACGTTGTCGTGGGGCAAGGGCTTTTACACAAGCTGGATCGCCGCCCAGGCAGACCAGCAGGGAGGTGCAGCATGACAGATCGTGAATTGCTGGCAAGGCAGCGCAGCGCGCCCAGGCGCAGGAGGGCCGAGCATGAGCTGTGAAATGTGCACAGACCCTGACGGAGCGGCCTGCTTCCCTCTGTATGGGATAGGGCCTCACATCCATAAGCCGGGCGGAGGAACAATCCTGCTGCCTGGGGCCGCTGCTGCTGGCTACATCGAGAACCAAAATGAACCCGGCTATGGCTGGCACTGGTGCCCACATTGCGGGGACGGCAAGCCTGAACTGGCCGTGCCTTCAACACCTATCCCGAAAGGCCAGCCGTGATCCCACTCCCCTTCCAAGCCTACGTGTACGGCTACCTGTGGTGGTATGCCCTATGGCAAACCCCTAAATAAATCTTCAAAACTAACGCATAATCGCAAGAAAGTGCGTTATATTTGAGGCATCAACACAAGGAGAGAGTAAATGAAAAGATTTGAATTTGTAGAAGGTGATGAGATCGTCATTGCACCTGGCCGAACGGTGAAACGCATCCGCGCTCTCATTGCGATTGCTGCGCTTGGTGTAGCATCTGGCGATCTTGGTGGATACATAGAAAAGGATGCTCAGGTCTCCGGCAATGCGTAGGTCTCCGGCGATGGATTGATATGCTGGTTTTCAAAGGTTGGCAGTGAGAACGGAACACTCACGATTTACAACACAAATGACAACTGTATTGAAGTCACTCGCGGATGTTTCCAAGGGGCACCTGAAGAATTTTTGGCCGCCAGTGCTAAAGCACACGATGAACGCATTCAGCACGAATATAGGCTGTTGGTTGAGGTGGCGATTTCTCGTATTACAGCAGCCAGAATGGAGATCAACTAAATGCTAGACACCCCAATCACAGAACGCCAGTTCACAGCCTTGATGAAGGTATGCGGCATCAGCCCTGGCACTGACACACACAAATCCATGAAGAAGGTTTTTGTTGAAGGAAAGACCAACCGCGAAACATCTGCTGAAGTCGGATTGGCTTACAACACCATCGCGGCGGCTAAGGCCAAGGTCATCAACCGCCATGCGACTATTGATGCACGTATTTCGCTTTTGCAGGAGGCTAGGGGATGAGTGAAAAATGCAATAAGACGCCAGAAGGAAATATTGAAAGGTGCGCAGCTGCTCAATATGCGATCACCAATAATTTTGTGACTCTGCAGCACATGCGAGACATGCAAACAGGACAAAAACGACAGCAGATCGCGCTTGTTAAAAAGAAAGAGATGGCTCCATTTCTTTTTTGCCCGTGGTGCGCTCAGGATATTGACACATACAGATACGAGGAGCAGACGGAATGATTTCTCGCAACCCAAACGGCGCAACGCCACGAACCATGAGAGACTGCACTTTTCAAAGCTGGGCTGATCCGCTGGAGCGTCCCATAGCAGAAAAGACGCCGCGAATCATCAAAGCATATCTTGTGATTCTAGTTATTGCAGCAGCGGCGGCGGCAATCTGGAGATTCTTGCAATGAACATCATCCAAGTTCTACGCCTAGTTCTAATCGCTGCTATGGCACTGTTTTTCTACAAGGTGTCCAAGTGAATATTGAACGGATACTTGAGATTACTAGGGTTTATTGGGGAGTTCCTTCTTTATGACAGTAGCTGTAATGATGCCCCATGGAGCAGAAGCCAAAGTCTGCACGCTAATTGCGCAGCGTCAGGCGCTTGGCGTGAAAAAGTATGGAATGACCGTTTCCGATAATCCACTGGGCCACAAGCAATGGCTACAGCACGCGCTAGAAGAAGCGCTAGATTTGGCCGTTTATTTGCAGAGAGCTATTGAGGAACTAGAGAAATGACCACCAACTTCCACCGAACAGCAGCATGGCTTCATGCTTGCGGTAAAGAGCGAGGCAATGCTCAGCACTTGTCTGTACAGATGGGATGCGATGCCGAAGAGATCGCGGAATGGTTTGATTGTGTTCGCGTGTCGGATGATGACTGGGATGAGGTTCGACGCCGCATTGTGCGCGACCTGAACTCTATTGGTAATGCCATGAAGACCGGAAAAATCATTGGTCATATCCCAGTGCACTTGCGTGTAGATGCCCTAGATGCTTTGTGTGATCGTGATGTGACAGGAAACGGCGTAGCCTACCTAGCCAACATGGACAAGGAGTCGGCTGATATTGCGGTACTGGACTCCAACGACTCCAAGCTCAATGAAGATGGGACTGCTGTGATTCTTGAGGGCGGCAAGATCGGCAAAGCGCCTGGATACAGGCCACCAGACCTCAAGCCATTCGTGTGACAGCAAACCCGCCAAGTGCGGGTTTTTCCTTATAAATCTCTTGCAAAGTTGCGTTGATGTGCGTTATAGTTAAGGCATCAGCAAACGAAACAGGAGAAAAGAGATGAGCAACGATCAAATCACACGAGTGAAGCAAGCAATCGCAGAATGTGACGCCTTCATCACGAAGGAATCTCAGCGCCCTGCGGATACGCGACCCGCCGACATGCAGAAACACTTGGATTTCTGCATCGCTCACAAGTCTCGCCTGCTGAAAATGATTGGCGAATGATATGAACATCACACCAAAAGAACGAATGATGAATAACATCAAGACATGCCTAACTCAAGGGAATGCGGTTGATCTGAGCGATGTGGAGATTGAGAGATGCATGGAGAATCGCTGTGGTGTCGGGCCGCTTACCCACTATGCGAAAGAATTTCGTGATTCCGGAGAGCTAGTTTTTTCTGATATTTGATTGACAAACCCACGGGGCCTCCCAAAAAAGGAGAGAGTGATGAAAGAAATAAGTTCAAAGGATGCGGTTTTCACAGTCCACATTGAAGGGCGTGAAGCTGTCGAATTGGAAGGAGTAGAGATTGCGGGCTTTGCAGAATCTCACCCTGATAAGATTCTTGTTGACAGAGCATTTATGCAAATGGCCCACAAGGTCAAAGATCTACTTCAACAACGCGCCGAGCTTCTGGATGCGTTGAGAGGACTTCTAGAATGTCCTCGCGGAAAGCTGCAATGGGCAGATGCACAAGCAGCAGTTTTGAAAGCAAACAAATGAACGCCCAATGCCCCGAAGAAGACGACCCAATCGAAACGGATTGGAGTGATTTGGAAGCCGCGCTAGAAGCGGGAATTGTTCAAGCGAGGTTGTGAAATGCAAATCCTAGCCTGGGTATTCTTCATGTTTGGCGGCGTTAACCCTGAAGTCGCCATCTACATCACTGATAGCCAGCAGAAGTGCATGGAGCTACAGTCCCAGACGGGCGGTCAGTCGATGTGCAAGTTCACTATGATTTTGACGGAGAAGCAGAAATGAAGACGCTACAAGAAGTCCACGACATGCTGGCGCTGACTGGATATAAGGAAGAGGCGGAGACGGTTGCAAACGCAATGTTCGCCTTAGTTCAATATTCGGTGGCGATTGACAAAGCCGAATCCGCATTTGACGAAGCAATACAGAAAGTACAAGCATCATGCACCCCCTGCAAATAACCGGAAACATTACAGCCGCCGAAGCAATCAAGGCAATCAACGACGAAACAAATGGTGAATTCCATGTTGTAAAAACTCAAATACATGGAAGTAAAGAGTTTCGAGCCGTGATTTTTAATGAATACGGCAACGTCGTAGCAATTGCTAACGTAGAAAGCTAATCAAATGACCACCACCTCCGAATGGCTCGCCGCCATAGCACTAGCAGCAGTTTTTGGCGCTATGTTTGCTTATGGGTGGACTTAACGACCGCAAACAGCCTTCACCCTATCATTGTGTCTCTTGATCTGTCGGAGCGTATCTGTTTCCAATCCTTCTAGCTCTTTTGCTGAGGTAAACCAGATGCGTTCTGCAAAATCGCAGTATGAATCAGATTTAGGGGTGGCGGCGCACGCTGTCAGCAGACAGAGACTCAATGAGGCTAGCGCGGTCTTGAGAGTTAACGGCATTGTCGGATTCCTGTACTTTGGCTTTGACTTCTTCCTTGTGGTCGGCGACTTCTTCGGACTTTGAGAGCGCATCAGCAGTTTGTGCTGCCACTGCATCAGACTTTCCTGAGGATTTGCCTTTGAAGAATGCGCCAGAGATTGCCGCCAGTACAGCAGCAACACCACCAAGGATCATATAGATAGTTGTCATTTCAACTCACCTCCATTGAGCTTGTAAGCTGCAATCAGAGACTCCATGCGGTGCTCATGTTGACCATACCCAGCTCCAGGCAAACTAGCCCAGATGTTTTTGCACGCATAAACTGCTTCTTCAAATCTGCCTTCTTGGATGAATGGAATGGCTTTTCTCTCTTTGATCTGCTGTAGCGCAATCAAGTCCTGAGACAACGGGGAAAAATCATGCATGCCAAGAGTTTTGCAATATGCCAGCCAATAACGATATAGCAACTGATAACGCCCTGCTGCTGTTGATTTGATGCTGAGTCTTGGAAGATCAATCAACCGATTGGGGTGCTTGCTGTAATCTGTAAACAAAGAACCACCAACGATAACGTCATATCCGTGATTGTCCGTTTTTTGACGGTTATTATCAGTACCTTCGGAATATGCGAGCATATCTAAGAATGCACAGACATTAACGCCTCCGGCTTGTTCAGGGGATAGGGCTGGCATCTTCACCTTCCTTAATAGTTAAGCAGGTTTGCTTGATGAATCGCGCAACCACGCCAAGAGTGCTAAGACTAGCAACAACAATTGGATAGTATCCGTCCGGGATAATCTCTTTCCATAGTGGAGCAATTCCTAGGCCAATCTGAGATGCCATCTCCATACAAGAGATGAGAACTACACCAGCGGCGCACCACACAGACCACAGCCTAGGCCAGTGCTTGAAATCCTTGGATAATTCAATCTTCATGTTTCATCCCTTACAACTATTCGCAATTGTCGAATCTATTTTTTTTAGCCACTCGATAGCGTCATCGCGCCGCTTTAGCTCTTTCTTGAAGTCGCGCCTCATGGATGACATCTCTGCCCGGTGAGCTTCTCGAATGGTTCGCACTTTGTTGTAGTGATACCATCCTATTGCAGCCATCACCAATACTGCAACACTCACAGCTATGCACGCTACTGCCACAAGTATTCGAGTGCGGTCATCAAGGAGTGCGAGTTTCATTGCGTTTTTCCAATTTTTTTCGAGCCTCCACTAGATCGCTAGTAAGTTTCTCCACTTCGGACTTTAGCTTTGCAATCTCATAACGCGCATTGCTTAAGTCAATAGACAATTGACGCATCTCCTTTAGCGTCTCTTGATACAAGTTATGCAGAGTGGCGTCTGTATTAGCTCTAGCCCCATCAGCTTCGAGTCGGCTGCGCAGCAGGGGCCACAAAACCCTGATAGCCACACCAATGCCAGCCACACCTACGCCGCCCTGCAATAACTCATTCCACATTGATTCCCCATTATTTGATTTTTTGATTAGGCTATTTTCTATCAAACCTGAACAGTTGAAGCATATTCAAACAGTTCATCCATATCGGAATCAGATAAATTCAGCAATGCAGCCATGACGTTCATGGTTTGGCTATTACGTTCCCACGTTTTGGCGTGTTTAAATGCGATTTTCGCCGCGTATCTTTCAACTTGGTCTGTGATTAGATCAATAGCTGCATCAACATCATCTTCGGTGATATTCTTCAAAGCAAATAAAGTCACAAGCCCCTGGGATGGCGTGCACGAAATAGCTGGGTTTGGAACTGATTTTGAAATAACCGCAATAGGGAACCCATTCGAATCGGAATCAATTCGCATGCCATGGGACTGGGCGTCCATCATCTCGCGGTGTTTTGATTTTTCAATCATCACAGCATCGGCAGGAATATCTCTACCGTGCACATCTTCAGTATAGAAGCCCAAAGTACTTGCAGAAAAATACATGCTAAACCTCACTTACCGAGTGCAAACCAATAAAGAGTTACCGCCACCGAAGTATTTGCCTGCGGAGCGTTACCCGGAGGTGCGGTGTATATGACCGCAGAAAAACCAGTTTTCGACAATCCCACCGCCTGAGATATTGCGTACTCATTAGAGGATTCAGACGGATTGGTAAACACACCATAGCACGCCGATGGAAATGCCAACGGAAATGATATGGCGCTACCTGAGGTTCCTGTGTACACGACGTTACCCCATTGAAATACAAGGCCACCAAGCCATGTAGGAAGAGTTAAATATCCAGATGAAGCGACAAAGGACGCGGAAAACCCTGCGCGCAGCTTCTTGGGTGTCACCGCCTTTTTATCATCCGCGCCTGCATCGACTTCTGCTTGAGTTGCCACCAGCGACAGGCCGCGCACCGTTTCTGTGGGGTCAGAATATTTAAAAGAAGTCCACCCAGTGGGGAATGTGGTATTGCTTGCCGTCCCATTGACCCACAGCAATGACTTGTCAGAAGCATCAGAAACAATAGCCCCCACTGCATAACCGCCAATAGCTGTAGCGAATGCAGAATCAAACGGAAAATCAATACCAGATTGTATATATTGAATCGCTGTAGATAAATCGTACAGCACGCCATTCATATCTTGACCATACGGAGGAATTCCGCCAGCCGCTACCGCAGTCATATTAATCGGAGGGAAGCCTTCGTTATATCCTGCTCGACCATTAATAAGGTCTGCGTTTAACGGAATATTCGTCTTTGCACCAGTTGCCGCAAATGCCTTTTGCAGAAACTTCGGAATTACACTAATTGGCATGAATCACCGCTCTTTCTGATAAAAATGTGCCATTGTTAAACGGAGCTGCACCAGCGCCTTGTTCTGCAAATCCCAAAACACCGCCTTGAGGTATTTCCACAATGGTTAGCTGTACACCGGCAGGTCGTGGCATCGCGCCACTATATGCAATGACAGACTTCTCCCATGGCTCTATGAAGTACTCAAATGTAATACGCATGGACATTGAGCCTAGGTCATTCACGTAAGCTCGACCACGTCCTGGAAACAGATTATTCAGCACTCGATTCAGAGATTTTGAATCAGTTGCTGAAATATTCGCCATAGCCTTTGCAAGAATCAGGACTCGATAAGCATTGTCTGCTAGGCGGTATGTTTGCGTTTCTTTCGGCCCATTGTAAAACGTGCCTTGATTAAAAGGAGCCCATCCTTGGGAAGGCGCTGCGTTGAATCCGAAATATGACGTTTGAAGCGGGATTTGTAGATATCGCCCAATTACGACAATATTTCCCCATGCATCTAGGCCGAAACCCTGAGCGGTGTCAACATTCCAAACAACAGAGTAGAACTGATCACCCCAAGGATGAGAAAAATAAGACTGACGATAATCAATCAGTTTATTTAATATTAGTGACGATTCGTACTGCTTCATACAAGCGCAACCGTAATATCTGCATCTGAAACCGTTGGCGCTTGGTCAATGCCAATGATCACAGAATCCAAAGTTGCAGTAGTGAGACCTACTTTGATTTGCAAAATAGATACAGAAACACCAATTGAAGCCACTGCGCCATAGAAGTTAGATGCGAATATCGTACCACCCATTCTCGCGCGCTGAGCGCCATTTAGTCCGTTGAATGTCGCCTTGATTGCATCCTTGGTCAATTGCGTAATGTTGGACGGCAGAGATGCGTTGTTTGCCAGTTGGACAAAGAATTTAATAGGTGTAGATGCTGGCCTATGGAATTTCACTGTGTATTGCGGGTATGGATATGAATATCCGTCTTTGTCTTGAACAACAACAGAAGTATTGCCATTCATATTGCAACCGCAGTCTTTCTTAGACCATATGGCTTTGGCAATATCTGCCGAATCTCCGCCGACAACGCCAACATATACAGAGTGAGCGACTATCGGATAATTTGTACTTCCGTAATTGATAGTTGCATTGGTGAAATTGTCATAGGCGAATACGTCCAAAACCCCGTCAACGCCCCATATAGCGGCGCGGATAGAAGGCACACTGCCATGGGCGTTTGCTGCTACAGACTCTCTGCGCCTTGCTTCAAATTGTGCGCGGCTTTCTGTGTTGCTTCCAACAGAAGCCGCCGTCAGATTGGTGACTGCATCCCATCCATTGAATGTCTGAGCAATGCGGGTAAGCTGCCCAATGCCTAGTTCTACCGGGCCAAGTGTTTGACAGGCGAACGGGATAACCATTGACCCGCCCGCTGGGAATGCAGCGCTATCAGTTGAAATCCAGATGTTGCCTGCATCATCTTCAGCAAGCATACCGGCTGGTAGGGTGACTCCACTCTGGCCTACACAAGTAGCTTGAACTACGCTAGCTGTAGCGCCATTGCGGTCAAGAAAATATATTCGGGCGATAGCGTCCTGCATGCGACCCTCTGCATTGGCAGGGTCTACCTGATTCACAAAGTACGCAATCTGAGAATTGGCATCAACAATATTCTGCGTCAGGTTGTCAGCAAGATATGCTTGCGGAGTCGATGGCGTAACAACATCCAATTCTCCGCCAAATGCCTCATTGGTATCAGCAAGAACACCAGCACGAATATCAACCGACTGAGGTACGGTGACTCCTGTCGGCGTAATTTGAAGCGCTGGTACGTTAGACATTGATTACCGTTCCGTCAGTTAATGTACATTGAATTTGACCTGTGA